AGTGTTGGCCTTCACACAGAGTTCCACAGTATTCAAAAGGAGCTTCGAGAATTTCTCTTTCGAGAATTCCCTGAGTTCTTTTCCCTTACTGGTGGTCCTCTTAATGAAGATCATATTTGGCAGGTGATTGGTGGTCGTATTGAGCTTGACTATGATGAGTTATTTGTTAGTGGAGATTATTCTGCCGCTACAGACAACCTGAAAGGTCAAGTAACCAACACGATTGCCAAACATTGTTTCGCGAAGGCTTTTTGTAAACGTCCCGACCTTGTCCAAAATGCTTTAGAGTCGTTGACCAATTTACGCATTTTGCAGACCAGAACAATGCTGCCCAAGTTTCCAAAAGGTTCTTGCTATTCCGAGTATGAGTATGTCCTGCAGGACTTTGACCAATTGAATGGTCAGCTCATGGGAAATGTTTTAAGTTTTCCCATCTTATGTATAGCCAATTTATTTGCTTATTGGCTATCTCTTGAAAGATACTTAGGAAGGCCTCTGAATTTAAAAGGGGTCAGGCGTCATCCCGCATTAATTAATGGAGATGATATCCTTTTCAGATCAAATTATAAACATTATGCGATCTGGAAAAAGACAGTGGAGGAGTTTGGATTTTCTCCCTCTATTGGCAAGAACTTTGCAACTCAAGAGTTTATGCAAGTGAATTCTGAATTGTGGAAAATAGATACTTTTTTCCGATCCACCGATTGTACAACCTGGATTAGGGGAGTTCACAAAATACCTTATGTGAACTTTGGTTTATTAACTAACCGTTCGAAACAGGATTGCTCAGTTGATTTTGAGTTAAAAGGAACTTCCAAGACTGCATTCAAGGGCTTACCCGAGAACACTTATCTTGGACGCTTCTCGTGCCTTCCCAAGGTACTTGAAACGTTAGCGATCGGCCTACCGCAGAGAGTATGGGCCATAACTCAAGACATCTTCTTTCGCCATCAGCGACCAATTATGAGAGAATTTGGATTAGAAAGTTACCGGTCTATGTTTTTATTGCCGGGATTTCAGTCTATGTTCCGTAACCTCTTTACAACTGGTCTTGATCGTGAATATACGTTGATGATGCAGGGTTTTGGTGATTTAAACATTAAAACTGTGCGTGGTGAATTGGAATTTAATTTTAATCGTGTTCGTCAGTTAAAAAAGTGGACACGAGATTCAGGAGGGCTCTGTTTCATATGCCCAAGCCTCTTTGATCCTTTCATAGAGGTTGAAACAGTAGAGTATGAGAGATGTTGAGACATCACGGGATTCCTCGGGTAGGGAGCCGAACATTAGGAAGTTAGAGTTAAGGGGTAACCCTTAGACCACGTGTAGACTATAGCGTGTCTACGAGATGATACCAAGAATGGCATCGCGCCTTCATATCTAATAAATATGATTAAGCCGGGGTTGGTACTTCCTAGGATCA